GACGGCGCTCCGGTGATGTGGTCAGCCTGCTGCTGCGGCGCGGATCACGACCACGCCTGATCCCATCCCCTGCCGGTAATGACACAACCGCAGATCAGCCGGGCTAAATAGCTGATCGTTTGGCGTCCGCAGTGATGCGCCGCTAGGAGCCTTGATTGACCACAGAAACCGTACTGCCAGACGCAGAGGCGCAAGCCGATGCAGTGGCGGGCGAACAGCAAACCCAAGCTGATGCGCTCGCTGAACCCAACGCCGAAAAGGCCGAAGGCGAGCAATCAGAGGCCGACAAGGCAAAGCCGGAAAAGACCCCGGAGCAACGCCAGATCGACCGGCAGCAACGCAAGATTGACCGTCTTGTCAGGCAGCGCGAAGAACTGCGGGCGCAGATTGGACGCTCCCCCAACGCGCAAGACTTGCGGCAGGCTCCGATTGATGGTACAAATCGACAACCGCAAGACGATAGCGAACCTGTATCGCTCTCTCGCGCTGAACTTGACCGCTTGATCAAACTGGAAGCTGCAAAGCTGGCGCCGACGATCAAGCAACAAGAAGCCGAGATTGAGCACCGCACGGGCGTTATCCAAGGTCTTGCGAAAACCTGGGGACAGGAGAAGTTCGACACGCTCGCCTCCGAACTGGATGAAACCTTCGGAGGGCTCGCAGACGCAAACGGCAAGCCCAAGCCTGCCACTGATGCGATCTTTGAGGCTGATGACCCAGCGGCGGTAATCGAGTTTCTGGCCGACCCCGACAACGCGGAGCGTGCCGAGGCAATCGGGCGCATGTCGGCAATTCAAGCGGGGCGCGCAATCGCCAAGCTGGAAGCCGAGATTGCAGCCAAAAGGGCCGACAGCAAGCCGCGTGCATCCAACGCCCCCGCACCCGTTGAATCAATCCGGGCCAGCGGCGGCAAGACAGACGATAGGGCGCCGACAGACCCGAAAGCCTACATGAAATGGGCTAACGAACGGTACGGGCGCGTTTGACCAACAGCTAACGCCGCGAGGCGCTGCAAGGAATCATCATGGCTAACAGCCTTCAGACTGCAACCCTCATCACGAATGAGGTTCTGCGCATCGCGCACAACACCAGCGCCTTTCTCGGCGGCCGGATGAACACCGACCACGATGAAAAGTGGAAGGGCAAATATGCCCCCGGTGCAACCGTCAAGGTTCGCCGCCCGGTGCAATTCACCGTTCGTTCTGGCGCAACTGCCAACGTGCAAGACCTGACCGAATCGACCGTGGACCTGACGGTTCAGCCGGAACTCGGTATTGACTTCGCCGTCAGCAACTTTGAACTGGCGACCGCCGTGCGCAATGACGGCTCGGTGGACAAGGCTTTCAAGGATCGTTACCTGAAGCCTGCCGGTTTGCGCCTGGCTGCGGAACTGGACTACCGCATTGCCTCGGCCCTGAAAAACGCGGTGTACAACTTCGTCGGCACCCCCGGCACCGGCCCCACCAGCATCAGCGACATTCTGAATGCCCAGGTTCCCATGGACAACTTTGCGTGTCCCCGGGACGGCATGCGCTATGCGGCCCTGTCGCCCACGGCAAACGCTGCGGTTGTGGCTGGCCTGGCAACCCTGTTCAACGACCGCACGGCGCTGACGAATCAATACAAGTCGGGCGTGATGGAAACGTCGCTCGGCCTGGATTTCATCATGTCGCAGAACTTGCCCACGCACACGGTGGGCGCGCTGGGCGGCACTCCGCTGGTCAACGGTGCGAGTCAGGGCCTGGTGAACGCTGGCGCCACGGATAACCCGTATGGTGCTTCGACCGCGCTGGTCACTGACGGTTGGACGGCTGCGGCTGCTAACCGCCTGAAGGCCGGCGATGTCATCACCATTGCTGGCGTCAACGCGGTGAACCCGGAAACCAAAGCGGACACCGGCTCGCTGATGACGTTTGTGGTCACGGCGGATGCTGCCTCGGACGGTTCGGGCAACCTGACCGCCACGCTCAGCCCGGCCATCATCGCTGGCGGCGCCTTCCAGAACGTGACGGCTCGCCCGGCTGACAACGCGGCCATCACCGTGAAGACCGGCACCGCGTCCACCACCTACGCGCAGAACCTGCTGTGGCACCGCGATGCGGTCACGTTCGCCTCTCCTGAGCAGGAACTGCCGGGCGGCATGGACATGGCGTATCAGGCCAGCTTGGCAGACGAGGGCGGTGTTTCGCTGCGGTTTGTGCGCGGGTTTGACATCACCAACAACCGTTTCATCAGCCGGTTTGACCTGCTGTACGCGGTTGCTGCCACCAAGCCTGAATGGATGGTGCGCCGCACCGCCTGACCCAGCAACCGAACAAGGAACCAAACAAGGGGCGGACTCCGCAAGGGCTCCGCCCCTTTTTCAAAGGCTGGAAATGTACCCATTGAACATGCACAACCCGGACGCTGGTGGTTTTGCCGTGGCGAACGATGAAGCAGAACACAAAGCCTTGAGCGATGCCGGATACCTGCCGCCGTTCGTGGCCGAGGTTGAAGCCGTTGACGAGCCGGTCAAGCGCGGCCCAGGGCGCCCCCGCAAGGAAAGCTGATGCCCACCGCCCGCGCCATCATCACGGGCGCCTTGACGTTTGGAATCAACCGCCTGTCTCCCGGTGAATCACTGGACGCTGACACGGCGTTGGTATGCCTGGATGCCTTGAACCACATTGCCGACGAACTGAACGGCGGCAAGGCATTCCTATTCCGCGAAATCCTGACGGCATCCAGCGCCATCACCGGGGCCTCTGCTGCGCTTGGCACGGCCTGGCCTAGCCTTGTCCCCGGCGATGAAATCATTGGTGCGACGGTGCAATACACGGGCGGCATGGATGTTCCGCTAGACCCGATGACCATGGCGCAATACGCGGTCATCGCCATCAAGACCACGGCCAGCTTGCCGCGATTCTTTGCGCATGACGGGCTGGCAACGGTCTATTTCTACCCTGCGGCAACCGGGCAAACGGTGACGCTGCGCACGCGCCAGGTGGTGTCGGATTTTGCTGATCTAGACACTGAGTACAGCATGCCCAAGGGCTACAAAGCCGCCTTGTCTGCGCTGCTGGCTGAAAAGATGGCGCCCACAATGTTGGGCAGCTTGCCGCCTGCTGTTGCGGCCGGCGCGCAAAAGGCGCGGAATCAACTTGCGCAACAGTCTGTCAATCCCGCCATCATCGGGGGCGACAAGACGCGGGGCAACATCCTGACGGGTTTCCGCTGATGGCCGGTCTTGCCACCATCAAGGTTGTGGGGCCAAGCTACATGCTTGTTGACCGCAAAAGCGCGGTGCAGCGTGCTGTGAATCTCTACATGCGCAGCGTTGAAGGGCTGGGCGAGGATAAGCAAGTCGTTCTTGATTCCGCGCCCGGCCTGTCGCTGCTGGTTGACCTTGGCGCCGACATTCGGGGCAGCTACAACGCTGGCGGCCGGTGGTTTGTTGTTGCCGGGCATTCTCTGTACGAGGTGACGACTGCTGGCGTTACAACGCTGCGCGGCACGCTTGGCTCTGCGGCCGGCTATGTGAGCATGAAGCATGGCCGGGATCAACTTGTCATCGTTGACGGCAATGGCGGGTATGTTCTGCGGCTGAAGACAAATGTCTTTTCCAGTATCACCGACCCCGACTGGCTGGGCTCCGCTCTGGTTGACGAACTCGACGGCTATTTCATTTTTGTAGACCCCGACACCGATCAGTTTTACATCAGTGCCATTGATGATGGATCGTCAATTGACGCACTGGATTTCAGCAGCGCCGATACGAACCCCGACAAAATCATTGCGCACAAGGTCAGGAAGCGAGAACTGCACTTGTTCGGTGAGCTTTCCACAGAAATCTGGATCAACAGCGGCGACCCCGACTTCCCCTTTGTCCGGTACAACTCGACGCCGATTGATGTGGGCATTGTTGGAAAACGGGCTGTTGTGTCTGCCGCTGACACGCTGGTTTGGGTGGGGAAGACCGACCGGGGGCAGGGCTACGTTTACAAGATGGACGGCCACCAGCCGGTGCGAATTAGCACGCAGGCTATTGAAGAAGCATTGAAGGAATCAAGCGACCTGAGCCAAGCGAGCCTGTGGACATACCACATCGAAGGCAATGAGTTTGTCTGCATCAACGCCCCGGGGCTGGAAACGACATGGTGTTATGACTTCAGCAGCGGGCAATGGCACGAACGCGGGGAATTCATCGATGGCGCATGGCAACCCCTGCGGGTCGATCAACTGACGTTTGTTGACGGCAACCATTTTGCCGCGGCCGGGCAAAAACTCTACCTGATGAGCAGCGGCGTTTATGAGGTGGACGGATCACCCATCGTGCGCGAACGCACCTGGCCGCATCTGATGGCGCCGAGCTTTGAACCTGTGTCATTCCGCAGCGTTGAACTTGCCTGCACCACGGGCCACGGCGGGACGGTCACACTTGAGGTATCCAATGACGGCGGGTTTACCTGGGGCGCACCGCTATTGCGCAGTTTGGGCGTTATGGGCCGCTGGATGCAGCGTGTTCGGTGGCACATGCTGGGCGCCTCGCGGGATCGTGTTTTCAGGTTGCGGTGCACTGATGCGGTGCCGTTCGTGATTCACGCTGCATCGGTGGATGCGTAATGGCAAGCCTGACCGCTCCGCGCAATGGCATCCCAATTGGGACGGCCATAATCAACGGCGTGCAAGTGCAGGTTGAAGTGCACCCCGAATACCTGCGGTGGTTTGAAAGCCTGACCGGCCGGGTTGGTGGCGTCAGCGGCGCCAGCACCAATGACCTAACCGTCAGCCAATTTGAAGATGCCGGCATTGAGGAAACCAAGCACGGCTTGATGCGCCAAGGCGATGACTTGTGGCAAATGCCGCCAGTGGTTCAGCTTGGGCCGGTTGATTCAGAGGCCCCGGGGCTGGAAGAACTGCGCGGACAAATTGCGGAATTGACCAAGGCAGTTGAAGCACTGCAACAAGGATTGACGGCATGAGCGTAACCAGCAAACCCCTCTACACCGCCGCTTACCTCGGCAGCACGGACACCACGCTTTACACGGCCGGCGCTGGTGTGCGGACGATTCTCGACAAGGTGACGGCATACAACAGCGATGCCGGCGCGCTGCTGGTGGCATTCAACATCGTCCCTAATGGGGGCGCTGTCGGTGCGTCAAACAAGATTGTTAGCAAAAGCATTGCCTCTGGCGACACTTACACATTCCCCGAGGTGGTGGGGCATGTGCTTGAGTCCGGGGGCGTGCTGTCTGGAATTGCCGCCAGCGCGTCAAAGGTTGTTGTGCGGGTGAGCGGGCGCGAGGTGGTGTGATGGAACTTGCGGCCCCGCCATCGCGTGCGCAGATTCAGCGCCTTGAAGACGAATTGCGGGCATTGCCGCAGGTTGATATTCCGACCGCGCATGACTTTGCCCCGGGCCTCTACGTGCGGACGATTACCATTCCAAAAGGCGCCACGCTGACCGGGAAAGTGCATGCTACTGAGCATGTGTTCATCATCAGCAAGGGCGATATGACATTGGTGACTGAGCAAGGCCGAATGCGCGTGCAGGCGCCTTTTCAGTGCATCGGCAAGGCCGGTATGAAGCGGGTAGGCTATGCCCACGAAGAAACGGTGTGCACCAATATCCACATCACGCCAGAAAAAGATTTGGCGCGGCTTGAGGCTGAATTGATCATGCCGGATGCGTTGCCCGCGCCTGAGCGTGTGAAGGAGATTGTGTAATGGCTTGGATTGCAGCAGCAGCCATCGGCGGCGCACTGATCAGCGCAAACGCGATGGGCGATGCGGCCGACACGCAGGCGGAAGCGACTGCCGGCAGCGTTGCCGAGCAGCGCCGGCAGTTTGATTTGCAGCGGCAAGACTCGGCGCCATACCGGGAAGCAGGCGCCAATGCGCTGTCGCAATTCCAGACGCTGACCAACACGCCGACCACTGCGGCGGATGTGATGCAAGACCCGGGCTATAAGTTCGGTCTTGA